TTAATGGTATGACTATTGAGGGTTATGATGATTGTGATTCGTTCCCGAATGATGATTTTATTGAGGCGTTTGAGGAGGCGTGATAGGTGATAAGTAAAGCCCCTAGGTTTATTGCCTAGGGGCTTATTTTTATGCCGTCAATTTATGCGAATACGAGGTACCATGCTGATTTGTCGGCTGGGGCTAGTGCGACGTATCGGGTTGCGCCGGAGCTGCCGGTATAGTGTGCCCAAATGTATCCGTCTGCGATTACGCCACCTTCGGCGAGGTTGACGGTTTGGCCGTAGTGATACTGTGCGACTACCTGTGCTGAGGTGGATGGTGCCGATCGCACGTTGAGCACGTCGACGTTGACCTTGTAGGTGCGTGGGATAATGGTTACATTATTGTTGTTTGGTGCTGGGGCTGGCGTGGTTGCCGTGCGTGGGTGGAAGTATCCGATGATTCCGGCCTTGCTGAGTGTGACGTATCCGGCCTTGTTTGGGTTTTGGCTCATGGTGTTGAGCGTGCCGTTGCCATTGTCTCGTACTACGATGGCGACATGGTTCATGCCGTTTCCGTTCCAGAATGCCACATCACCATATGCGGGGGTGTAGTTGCCTGCTTCGCGGGTGAAAGCGTTTTGCAATGCTTGGGAGCGATCGTATCGTGTAGTGTAGACGCTTGCGGCGTATCCGTCTACGGTGTTGGTGTCGGCGGCTGGAATGCCGTATACGTTTCGAGCGTATGAACTCCATAAGTCCCAGCATTGCCCGCCATATGCACCGTCCATGTCTACGACTTTGCCGTTAACGTTGTTCATCCATTCTTGAATATTCATGTTAGTTTTCCTTCTTGTGTTTGGGGGTGTTGTTTTGTGCGAACACACTCATGAAGGGTGCGTCCGCTAGCTCGGGGTTGATTGCTGTGATATTTTCGAGGATTGAGGTGAGTTCGATGAGACTGATACCGCCTACGGTGCAGACGAACACGCTTACTGGCAGTCCGAGATCTACATGGAGGTTGATCATGTCCACAAAATAGGCCACCAAAGTGAGTATGAGATATGCGAACTTATGCCATAAGCCTTCTCGCATTTTTTGCGAGCTGAGCGTGTCGTTGAGTATGGCTTTAGCAAGTCCGGTAACGTAGTCTACGATGATGAAAAAGACTACCGCAAACACGCACCACACGTCCGTTGTGGTCATTGTCATAGATATTACCTCCTATTTTCCTAACAGTTCGCCGATAATCGATCCAAAATCGGCTTTTACCTGCGAATCGTCGAATCTGATTTTACCAAGTCGGTAGCCGGTGGTGAGTCTTCGTATGATATCGTCTGATTTTTTGACATACCATGTTTTTTCGTCAACATGATTGGGGTCTAACGTATAGATAGGGCGAGTATTGTCCTTCGGGATACGACGTGAAACATATTGCGAAACGTGCCCGTCACGTTCGGACACGGAAACCCATATGCCGAAACGAGCATAGTCGGTAGTGTCTAGAATGTATGATAGTTCGCCGTCTGTAGGAATGGGGGCTAGCAGCGTGTCGGATTCGTCACGGAATTTATTGCGTATTGCATAATCCGCATAGTCGCCGTCGTACTGCTCTAGAAATCTGCCGAACTTGGATTTTGCGACTTTCGCGCTGAATCCGCCGTAATCAGCCAATTCCAAGCACACGAACCCCCCGCAATAGAGTTTGTATTGTTGCTGATTCGCTTGCTGTGCGCCAATGTCCAAACGGTATTTCGCAAAATAAGGATTAGCCTTTTGCACTGCGTTGGACAAAAACAGTACTTTTGTTCTGTCCTGCCAACGATCAACGGTGTTGTAAAACTCAGAAAACGAGTTTACCTCATTGCTGAGGAAGCGTAGGTTGTCTGGAAATATTTCGTCGAAAATAATCAAGTGCACTTTAGGGTAGGCTACCGATTTTAGCCCGCCTGCTTGGGAGAGTGCGACGAAGTAGCAGCATGTGCGCCAATCTTTTTCATCCCACGAAGTCTTATGCACCTGTCCCTTTTCGCCATTCACCCGAAACTCGTAGGATGGAAAGAATTCTTGAATGTCTTTGAAGAAGGTTTCTTTGCGGTGTTGTTCCACGTCCGTTCGACGTAGGTAGATGAACTCATATCCGTGCTTGAGATATTCTTTGATGCCGTATCGTTTTGCGGCGAACGTTTTGCCTAGTCCACGTGCGCCGATAATGAAATTCCACGGCGCGTTACGGGTGAGCAGATTATGCAAGTCGTAGTAATCATCTTCGGCCAATGTCTGTAATGCCATGCGCTCACCTCCATTATAAATAATGGGGAGTATGACGTCATAACCACCGTCATACTCCCCATCTGTCTGTGGTATTAGTCGGCTCAAGGGAAGTCATCACATGCCGACATGTCCTATTATATCACACGTTTAGAATGCGGGTGGGTTCGATTTTCCATCCCACACGCTCAACAACGAATACGCCTGATTATAGCGATTCGTATACGGCCCGAACGGATATGTACCTAAGATGTTGGCCTTGAGCTGTGCGAGGTTTGATGCTTTTGGCACTTTGAGCGCATTGGCTGGCGATTGGTGATATGCAGTAACCCATAAGATTTGCATTTTATTATCCTCATACTCTTGTGGATATCCGGCGTAATCTTCTGCAAACTGTTTGCGCTGTCCCTCATGGGATTCACTGCGCCGTGCCCACGCCTGGAATGCGCTAGATTCCGCTTGTGTAAGGTTCCGTGTAAACTCTCCTCCCGACTCCATTAATGCGGCGATCTGCGGGGCGGCGGTTTTGAATGCCGTATAGCCAGTCGGGTCTGCCGTCTTCATGGCATTCAACACTTGCAAACGTCTGCCGAAGCTCCATTGGGCTATTCCAATGCCCTGCAAGTTGGCGGCTTCCACCGCATCCCAGCGCAAACCGGCTTCCACCGTTCCAACCATGTATAAGGCGTACGAGTTTTCCGCGCTCACCGATCTGGATGGGTGGCCTTGCCCTTGCGAGTCGGACGGCTGTGATTGTGACGCTTTTTCCGAAAAATTATTGGCCGTGGTTTTATAGAAGATACGGGTTCGCGCGCCGCTATTGTCCGTCTCATGAAGATACAGGTTGTCGCCCTGCCAGTGTATCCACGCCCCACCCCGTCTGGTGTCGGGGTGTCCTTGGTTGTTGTCTCCGGTGGGATTGTCCACGTCCGGCTTAGTCATGGTACGGGGGTGCAAGTAGCCTAACAGTCCTACGGTGGTAAACCATTTGAGCGCGCTTGCGTCCGGATTTTGCGTGATCACGTAGATTCTGCCGTCTTTTACCCCATCGTTGCCGGCGACTATGGCGACATGCGTGTAGGGGGTGTACGTGCCGTAGCCCCATATTGCCACGTCCCCCGCTACTGGCGAGTATCCGTTTGCTGGAATTCGCTCGTACACCTGTTCGCACCGTGCGGACACGGGGTATGACGTGTACAATCCTCCCGCATAGCCGGTTGGGGTTATGCAGTCCTGAATGGACATGCCGTACATGTCCATGCTGTATTTCGCCCACAGGTCCCAGCATTGCGCGCCGTACGCGCCGTCCATATCCCAGTACCGGCCTTGCGTCTGTTTTATCCACTTGTCAAAAGTAATAGCCATATCCCTTATTATAAAGGATATGGCTATATGTGTGGCTAACGTCGTTAGAACGTGTTGAATGTAACATTCATCAGTGCATGTAAAACCTCTCCAGCGGATGGTTGCGACGTCTTGACTTGATAATAATTGTAATTTAAACTATTTCTATGTTTGTTTTCGGACGTAATGCCACTTAAGGAAACGAAACCCATTATAGGGTTGATGTAAGAAGTCCCCCTTCCAGCTGGAGTGAGCGCATATGTTGCGAATGGCGTTCGATTGGATGGGAGTACTGTCCCGAGCGTGAATCTTAGAAGATAGTCGGCTCGTTCGTCTTCTGTGATGGTGTGTGCGAAATTTCGGACGATATGGACGTTGGCATAGTCTATGCTCACGTCCGTATTGTCATCAGCGTTCTCCCATATATCCGCCTTGCTCATGGTTTTAAGCTGCGTGTCGTAAGGGATATGAGTTCCGGCGACTGCGCTTGCCATGAACTCGCTGATTAGCGCATATCCCGCATCGTTGGGGTGCAGTCCATCATCAGACGAATAGGATGGATTTACGGACGTCATATAATATCCGGCCATAATCTCACATCCTAAGCTTGCGGCCTTTTCACAAAGGGTGGAATAATAACGCATTCTCTCTTTCATTGGTTTGTTGGAGGAGTGTAGTCCTTTTTCCATAGTGCCAGATAATCCGATGGTCACGATGATTCGAGCCAGCGGAAAAGCGGTCCTCACCTTGGAAACGGTTGATTCGAGCACGCTTGCACCCAATTGGATATTGACCGATAGGTCATTGACTCCGCCGGAGATAAACACGATACTTACGGGTGCGTTCTCGCCAACCACCGCAACAAGTTTGTCTGCCTGTCCGTCGAACCTGTCTGATTGGGGAGACGTGGTGAAACCGGTACCGCCTACCGCAACGTTTTTTTCCGTCGCTCCGAAGATTCCGCTCACAAGCGTAGACCAACGCTTCGCACTGGAAGTTGCGCGATATCCTTGCGTGATGGAATCGCCGATGAAACCGAATATGGTGCCCTCATAGTTCCGACACACTCCACCGCGGTAGACTTTCGCAATATTCTGGGAGGTAAGTCCAAACTCGTTGACATTGTTGTTTACGGTGTCGATTTTAGTTTGCAATGCGGTGCCGGCTGTGGAGTCGGTCACTCCCATTGACGTTAGGAGGGCGATCGAATCAATTGCGTCCGCACTTGCCTTGTCCCACTTGGTTTTCGCAGCGGTCGCATTATCCACCGTATTGTCGCCGAGCAGTGCTTTCATCACTGCTTCGTCATGGGTTTCGCGGGATTCCACGCCTTCGATGCGGTTCAGATGTTTTTCAAGCGTATCGTCAATGGTGCGCATGGAACCGTTATAGCCGTCTCGCAGATCGGCGGGGTCACTGTCGCCATACAAATTCAGGCTGTAATTATCGGTTTTATCGTAGATGGTGCTCATTGGTTGGCTCCTTTGGTTTCGCGGATAAGGGTTTCCAGCTGGTTGATTTTTTTATCGAGAATACGCATTGCCTCATTGTACCCATCCCGCAAGTCCATAGGCGTATCGTCCGCATAGAGGGGTAGTGCGAGGTGTCGTGTCCTCTTGTATGTGTCATTGTTCATTGTTGTTCGTTCTTTCTCGTGGGGTGACTCTCGGCTCTTCGTTTCCGAAAATATCATGATTGCCCAATACCGCCCAAGTGATGCAATCATACTGTGCGGCCCGTTCGGCGGTCATGGTTGCCATCTGGTCTACGTGTGCTCCGAATACCGCGAGTTCGCGGTACATGTCACGGTTTGTGTTTTTTGAGTCTTCGTACTGTCCGGTGGTCGGGTTATAGGTGAGTGCCGAGGTTTGGTATTGGTCGACTTTTTTCGTAAGGTCATCCAGTGCGGTGTCGACTGAGGTTTGCCATGCTGCGATCTCGGAAAGGACCTTGTTGATCGCTTCGATGTCGGCGTTTTCGTCTTTGGCGAGATTGTCCAACTGTTCGCGCAGCTGGTCCAAGTGTTCGGCCACCTCCTGCACATACCCGAGCACGGTGAGCGTATCACGATATGAAAACGGTTGCACCGTCGTAAAATATCGTTGCCTTGGGTCGATATCCAAGGGGGCGGCGCATAGGTTTGTTCCGTCCATAAAATCCTCCAATCTGTCTCAAATCAAGTATACTCTAATGGCCGAGATTGTAGGCGAGACTCGTGCTGTAGAGTTGCGGTACGTTGGTCATGTTGTCACCGCTACCCCACATGCCCATAAAAAGATCTTCCAGCGAGTTGATTACCATCATGTCGATATTAAGCATGGTGTTACGCCAGTCGAGCAGCAATTGTGATTGTGACCCGCTGGTGCCGAGCGTATGCGACACGCTATTGCCCTTATCGGAAGAATGCGCATAGTCGGTATTGCTGGTGGAAGTCGCCGTGGCGGTGCTGTCCTGCTGAGTGCTGGTATGCGTATTGCCGGTCGAGTCGGTCTGTGACGCGGTGGTGGCGTATTTGCGGAAATCGTCAATACGGGTCTGCGGAAACTCGCTATTAAACGTCATGCTGGAATTGTCCGCCTTAGTGTCGGACGTGCTGTTCGCGGTGGACTCGTTGGATTGCGTGCCCGAAGATTTGCCCGAAGATTCGTTAATGCTGGTTGAGTCCATCTCCTGCCGAATGTCGGACGTGATGAAAGGGTCGAATTTACGTTGCGCGGAAACGTACAGCTGATTAAAATAGTCCATTTGTTCGCGCATGGTACGCCCCAAATAAAATACGAACATTTGCGGCGTTTCACTACCAATTTCGCGTAATGCGTAGTGGGCTACGATTTTCTCATTCAATTTCGCCCTATAGTTTTCGTCGAAAATCGGATAATATTGTGCGCTCAAGTGTAGTTTTTCGTCCGTATTGAAACCACGGTCGATCAGATTACCTAAGGTCAACGTATAGTCCGCCATACTGTCTTTGACGGCGTACATGCTCAAGTCCTGTGTCATTATTCCTCCTCCTTGGTTCCGTCAACGTCCAATAGTCCGCCGGACGTAGTGTCGTTCCATTCGATGCCGATAGGGTATCCCGAGTCGGCCATTTGCGGCCATAGTCGGTTGATCGTATCGCATGCCTGCTGCCTTGCTTTGAGATAGCTTAGTCGGAACACGTTCGTGCGCGAATTGCCTGCCGTCACTTCGCTTTCAAGCAATCGTTCTTTTTTTTCGGTGGTGCTGTTATCGATACCTAGATAGTTGACTAATTCGTTCCAAATCTGCGTTTTCGTCGTGATAATCTTATCAGCCAAAAAGGGGGTGACGTTGGGGAATGTCTGGAACATGCCGGTAATGTCAGCCGAGTCGTATGTGTAAATATAGGGGTCGCCGTCTTCGCGCGCCTTCATAAGATTTTGCGCGGTGAGCTTGTTGGTTTCGGACGTGGCGATAATCAACGGCACACTAATGTTGTCCAAATTTACGTCCAGTGCTCGGTCTGCGATGGCGAGTCGTGTCGCATAATTCCACATCACATCAATCATGGTGCACCTGAGCTGATTATCCCAAATGGGTACGCATTCCTTGCTTCCGATCTGCGGGTGCGAATAGCTGGTAGCAACCGGCTGGAAGCTGGTTGGATTATTGTAGTTATTGACACCGCCAATGTTGCCGGAAGTGACCATAAAACGGTTGACCCCCTTGCGTTTATCGGGGAAAAACAGCGCGAGACCGTTTTCAAATAAAGTCAGTTCCAAATATCTTTCGTCAATGTACGGCGGGAGGTTAATCCATTTAAAGCGACTTACGGCCAGCATTTCGATCAATTTCATATACTGGTTGATTCGTAAGCTTTGCCTCATTTCGGGGAGGTTCAGATTGCCCCACATCGAACCCAAGACGCTCTGATTGTCCCAATGCGCGGCCTTGCGAGCATTATTGCGTTTACCCATAATCACCGTCCTAAAAATAATGGAGAGAGTTAATATGCTCTCTCCATTATATCCAATCAGTACGAGATACCGGCCAGTGGCACATTGTCCGCATAGTCGGTGACGCCGATCTTATCGGGGTCAGTCCATACGGTCACGCCGGACTCAAAAATACCCTTGACGGTCAGACGGTATTCTTCTGGGCATGTGCTCGAACGTACATACAACTCATGGAGCCTCCAATATGTGAAATTACTCATGGCCATGAGGTTCGCTGGAAGTTTCATAAACCGCTGCACGTAATATCCGTACCTTAACCACACCTCACCGATGGCTTGCATGGCTGCTGGTGGTATCTGCCGGTAACGCACCATGACACCAATCAACCCGTTAGCAAGATTGAAAGCGTCACCGCCCAACGCGCCCGACGTGGTAGGGGGTACTGTTTGGGTCTGTTGCACTTGGGCGTTGATGCCGGCGATGGTGTTTTCGTAATCGCCTTGCGCGGTGGCCTGTGCAAGCTGTTTGTTCATGTCGGCCAGCTGCATGGTCTGCTGGTTGCTGAGGTTGGTTTGCGCAAGCGAGTAGGCGTTGGCTTGTGAGGTGGTTGCGGCGTTGGTGGTAAAAGTGTTCGAAAGCGCTTGCGAATTGGACGAAACGCTATTGTCGTATGATTGTTGGTTTGCCCATGCGCCGATGGCGGTTCCTGCGATAGTGCCCACCGCACCCCCCACATTGCCGGTTGCGAGAGAGCCGATAGCGTTCGCGGCACCCGAGCCTACCGTGTTGATCTGGTTCATGCGATTGCTGAAACTCAGGTTTTTCAGCGCTAGGTCGGAAGACATTTGAGCGCTTTGATTGTTGATCGCCATCATGGCGTTACGGTTCGCGGTGCCGAGCTTGTTTTGCTCGCTCGCATACTGCGTGCCGACTTGTGACTGAGCGTAGGCATTGTTGATGCCCATCTGGGTTTTCTGATACCCCCAGTCCGCGCTTTGCTGTGCGTACTGGCGCATGTAGGCACTGTTCGCAAGCGCTAGAGCACTGCCGTTGTTGACGGCCATGAACGTTGGGAAATTGGTGATGCCAAAACTCGCGTTGAGCATTTCGCCCGTATCGATGGGCAATCCTTTGCCGTCCGGCAATGGTTGGCGATCACCGAGATTGCCGGCATGATATCCTCGCGCGTAAAAATTCAAACGTGGGGACGGGGGCGCATAATTCCATGTCTCCCTGATAATCAGATCGGCAGACGGAATCTGTTCAGGCTCATACGTAATCACCGTGCCATTCAAGCAACTGCACTCAACGTAAGCGTAGGGGGCGGTAAGGAATTTCTTCAAATATTTATATCGTTCGGGCAAAGTGAAAGCGTCGCGGAAATTTTTGAGGTTGACAATATCCGTGTAGCGTGCGTTGGAATTGTCGTTTCGCTTGCGTAATTCCCAACAATTTCCGGTAAAGCTGACTGAATGGCCGAACAGTTCCGTTTTTTTCGGCTGACCGTCAAGCAAGGCTTGCGGCAGATGTGGTACGGCATAGATACCGCAAATGCCTTGCGTGACCCATGGGGCATTCATGCCCTCAGTGAAAAATGTGACAATATCGGCGGGAGTGTCCAAATAGTACATGCTGGTACCGTTGAGCTGGCTTTCGAAAGCGCTACCGGTGGCGGTGTTGACTACCGGATTATCCTTGGTGCCCGTGTCCGCTTCAAGATCGGTGGTGCTTACGATGATAAGTCCGTAGGATGTGTATTTTACCCCGTCGCGTTCGCCCACGTCCATCAATGGTTTCCATAATTCGTTGGTGAGTACGGTGCATTTGCCCGTGTCCAGTCCTTCGGGAAGGTCGAGATAGGTTTTCCCCCAGTCTTTCCATGCGTTTTTGTTGGCAACCCCCACATGCCCCCTTTCAACATAAGCGTTGCCCAACTGGATATCGTGCTGAAAACTCTGCCACACGTCCAGCTGGATATTGAGCTGTGTAGTGTTGGCATTGATATAGTCGCACGTCTGGACAAAATAATACCAACTGCGGGGGGTATCAAAATCGTAGTCATTCGTTGCGATCAGATAATTATATTGCGACGCTTGCGCGAATGGTACCGGCAACCTCACCGGCAAGCCGTACTTGGCCATAGTGCAGTCGGTAAACTCGATGCCGTCCAAACGGTCGAAATACTCTTTTTGAGACTGTCTATCCCATTTGACAATATCCCTATACCCCATATCCCACGGGACATTACACAATTTAAATCGAGTGTTCGGCGTCCATTTCGCGTACGAGAAATTAATCGGTAGGTCATTTGCGCTCATAAAATCCTCCTAAAAAACAATAGGTGCGAGAATTATCCTCTCGCACCTATTTTACCTGCTATCGCCTAATGTCAGGCGGTGACGGTGATCTGCGCCGTCCCCTTCGCTCCTGCAAACTTTACAGTGACGTTGGCCGCTCCTTCGCCGGTTCCGGTCAATACGCCGTTAGGGGCGATAGTCGCATGCTGGTCTACTGACCACATGGCGAGATTGGTCACGTCCGCGGTGTTACCGTCCGTCTTGGTGGCAATGGCCTTGAGCGCGATATGCTCGTTAACCTTGACCGCCTTTTCGCCCTGAATTTCAATGGATTCGATGGCTCCCGTCTTCCAGCCGCCAAGCCAAGCGCCGACAACCGGCACGCTCAGTGCTGCGGAAACCGTCTGGTCGATTTCGGGGTGGGCTGGGTCGATGTAGGTTGCCTGAGCGGTGACCTTGAGGATTTCGGCGGTTTCGTCGAGACCGCAGCGCAGAATACCCCCGTTGTCGATCGAAGTGAACTGTGAGGTCGCACCTTCGACGGCATACTTGATGCCGACTGGCTGGAAGCTTGCCGTGTCCTTGTTGGCGCTTGTGATCTCAGACTCGACTTGTACCAAGTCACCGCGAGACACGTTCTTGGGGGTAACCGATGGCTGACCATATTTCATTACACGCAAAGTGAACTTTGGCGTGGATGTGGTGAGCGTATCCGGCAACGTCACGGACTCAGAGGAGCCTTCGCCCGTCCAAAACAGCACGGCATTTGCAAACGGGTTAGGGGTGATGGAGCCGCGGTGCTTATAGAAAATGTTCCGCGTGCCGTCAATCGGATTGACGGGGGAGTTCGTCGTTTCGAGCATTTCATCCCAGCAAAAGAAGAAATCTTCGGTGGTCAGCACGGCCTGAACCTTGCCACCGGCACCACCGATACCGAACATATCCTCCGGAATCGGAATGATACGATACGGCACATTGACCTTATCAATGTTAAATGCTGCGGCCAATGCTTCCACGTTGAGCGCTGCGATCACCTGTGGCGTGGCGAAGAGGATTGCCTCCGAATCTCGCCATGGAGTGACCCAGCTCATGGCGTTATATCGCGGCATGGCCGACATTGGAGACGCCTTGAGCTCGTTCGCGGTCTGCTGAATAAGTCGCAAAAGATTCTTGGCGTCCGCTTCAGTGGAGTCAGCCGCGCCAACGTCCTTGGTGTGGACTCGATAGAAACCGCCCTTACGAGCATACTCAGCGAAACACTGAGTCTTCATCAGGTACATATCATTACGGTCAGACAAGATCGGCGCGTTCATGATTTCCGCGATATAATCCGCCATGCCGGACTCGCCGTCGAACGCCGTCAGCAAAGCGTCTTCAGGAATGGTGACCGGATAGTAGTGGTCGAACGTTAGGGGGTGGAATACGGAAGCAGTCGGCAGCGAGTAACGCCCGTACACATCGTCCCCGAGATACTCTTTGTTAAAATTACGGGTGCGTGCCTTGACCAAGCCAACCGCGGCCTGCTCGTACGTGCTGCCGTAACGCTTCAGGGTGCGTGGGGAGCCAATCAGCTTCAAGGGGTCATCCCAGTCTGCGTGCTGAATGTACAGGCCGATCAAACGCTGGATAAGTACCCCCGTGAATTCGTCGCGCAAGTACGGGAAATTGCGCATGGTATCCACCGCATTGCGGATATTACCCTGTGTCGCAGCCGGGATGCGCACCTGAAACTGGGGGGAAGTGGCGTTGCGGACGGCGTTGAAAATCTCAACGTCACCCTTACCGGCCAACGGTCGAATATTAGACATTATATATATCTCCTAACTATTTAGTCGAACAAATCTTCGATTGACTCGCTATCATTGTCACCGTCATTATCATTGTCGGACGGGGCGGGGTCAGTGTACCCGAGGGTATCCATCATGGCCTTAAGCGCGGCCAATTCCTTTTCGATCGAATCAAGTCGCGCGCTCACGTCCGGTTCGGACGGTTCCGGTTCCTGCTCAGGCTCTTTCGGCTTGATTTCATCATCGACGGTTTCAGTCCGCTTCTCTTCTTCGGTAGGCGGCGGGGTAGTGTTTTCGTCGCTCTCACTGTTTGGGTCTGACATGCAAGCTCCTCACGATAGGCAATATTTCCACCAAAATTATATCATACGGCGGGAAAATAAAATGACCCCCGCAATCACGCGGGGGTCTGACTGTCCTATCAGAGCGCAAAAGTGATGATCGTAGGGCACTACCGCCACGATAGTGATTCCATGGCCGGCGGCATTCTCAGCCGTGGCAATCCAGCCTATGTTGCTCCCAGTCGAAAATCGACGCTCACAAGACACAACTATTATAGCATGACCAATGTACTGTAATCATCCATGACTTGCACGCCATGTCGAAACTGCTCGTAAGGGATGGGCTGCGAAAACATGCTTCCGGCCATGCAGATATCAACGCCCCCATCATCCTTCCACCCTTGATATCGGTTCATTCCGAGTATGGTCAGTTTTTCGTACCTGGCTGCGATCTTCCATTTGCCCAATTCGGTAGGGTGGATTTCGCATGAGTCTACCGGCTCCCAGCCGGATAGGATGCACCCGTCCGTATTGGCATACAGCAATCGGCCAGAATTGGCGTAACAAACGTCCATGAGTTTGCGACGGGCATAGGCATTGACCCATACGGGCACGGGAAGAAAATCGGTTTTCAGATTCGATTCCTCTCTCTGTGCGATATCCCAGTCCAAGGCGATACCGTCTTTGGAGAGGGGGAGCATGACGGCACCTTTGGGTAGACTCGCCATTTTGCCTACGAGCGCGTTCATGACCAATTTTGCCATTTGCCGCTTCTCGCCCGTCGCCTTCTGCTTCAAGTCCCCCCATTCATCGACAAACGATCGGAAAAACCCCTTGCTTTGCCGGAACTTCCACCCCCTAACATGCCTGTATACGCTCACTTCGTAATTCTCATAGAGCAGTTTTTGGTCAATGTCAGTCAATACTCTTGTAACATACCCCCTTGTGCTGGTGAGTCGATTGAGTCCATACACGCTACGATTATCTAATAAAAAGGGGTATCCGTCCGGTTTGAGTTCCGCACGAAACGTAAGTTCATCGCAATGCAACGGCATGTCATCATCCTGTTCATACTCGCCGTCATACGGTTCGGGTAGCCCCCATGGCAACCATTCATCTCGTAATATGCTCGGGTACATGCTATTGCAGTCAACGTCGATGGCCTTACCGTATGTCCCCTCTTTAGCCACCATAAATCCGCCGATATAGGCGTCATGCAATGATTTTTTGGTTTCGGGCTTCAGTTGTGGGAATTTGTCGTAATACCATTCCCACTCGCCGGACACGAACGCCTCCATACTCGCCCCACCGGCAGTGATCTTGCACAGGCCGTGCCGATCGTATTCGCACAAAATGTTGAGCAGCTGAGCATCAGTCATGGTAAGCTTGCAGTTTTCGCGCAGCAAATTCGATACGTCGAAAAAGCGTGCGGAATTCTCACGGTCAATACGCACCGTAAAACTAAAAAACTTGCCCTTTTTGGAAACGATAGCATCCCAGCTCAAATTCGAATTGTGTTCGCTGTGGGGAAGTGAATGTACGACATGCGCTATAAACGGGTCGAGTAGATCGGGGCTTGTCATGTAGACGGTGAGTTTGCCGCCCGTCATGATGGACGCCAAAAGGCGATTGGGTTGAATGACATCACGTAGCACGGTGCCGTCCGTGCAGCGTATGACGTTATCCATACACCATAATCCAACTCTATTGTCATGCACTGTCATAGTATAACTTCCCTTTGCACCTATGGTGGTTATGCTAGTGCCGCTGCTTCCGCCAGCCACCTGTCAAACTGCCGCCGCGAACGCCAGTATCCCTCATTGTTGCCGCGGAATACCGAGCGAAACCTATGGTGGGTAGGGTCATAATCCGTCCAGTCAAAAACAATGCGGGGAGCGTCCGTCATTTCAATGAACGCGCGTTTTTGCGCGGCGGTCAGACTACGGAACTGCTTGAGTCGTTTTGAGCCGAGCGTGGTAGCCAAGATTTTTTCGAACACTTCGTAGCGCCCGCGACTCATATAGGACGGCCACTCGTGCTCGCCGTACAGGTCTTCACTCTTTTTACCCATCCCCTGTTTTTTAGACTTGCGTTTCTGTTCGGTGCGCAATCCTAATATTTCGGCTGCGTCATGCATTTGCTCAAGCAGCTCGTTACGCCGTCCGCTCTCCAATTGGGAGCGCACGAATGCTTCGTCACTCAGCACGTTCGTCATCTGCAAAAAATCAGTGAGCTTTGACGGGATGATCTGAGTGCGCCCGAAACCCTCACCGGTAGTGCCGGTGATTTCGGCCACGCGCTGATCGTACACGCTGCGTTGTGGCATGGCCTGTTCTCGGTTCCATTCGTTGATTTTCCGTCGTGCCGCATTGATTTTCCGTTGTTGCTGCCGTAAGAGTTTGCGTCGTTTCGCCACGGGTTCCGCTTCTATCTGAGCATTCGTGATGGGCGTGCGTTGGGCAAACATAATGTCTTTTTTCGTCGGCTTCTCCACGGCGGTGGCATGGTATGGCGTGCTTTTCGCTGCCGCTATGGTCTGTTTCTTCTGCCGCTCCCACTCTTTGCCTAAGGTTTTGGCGATATTGACCAATTGTTTGTCGGCGGTTTTTGCGAGATTCGTGTGAGAGTATGTGCCAAGTTTGCTAATGTTGCGGGCGGCACGTGCTTCCGCAGCCTGTCTTGCCTTGACGTGCTTGCGTGCCTTGCTGTCCGCCTTGATGGCTACCGTGCCAATACCGGTATTGCTGGCATGAGGAGTGTAGTGTTGACTTGCGACTGCTCGGGATGATTTTCTTTTCTTACGTGACATGTGCAGTCCTTAAGATGGCGAGAGCACCCAAGATTGGGTGCTCTCTATGTGTGAACGAACGCTACTTAACGATTATAGCAAGTTCACTTCGCCTCTTCGCCGCCCACCGGCTCAATGCTGAAAAACTTGAAGCCACGACGGGAACGACGTTCCACCACCTTGATAGCAAGCGGTGCCTCCCAAGTGTTCGGCGTTCCGAAGATGCCGAACATGGTGTTCAATCCAGCTGCGAGAGTGGGGGAGGTGGCCGCATACGCCTTATTATCGTCGGTTACGATGATGACGCGCACGGTGTTGGAGATTTCGCCCGTCTGATCGTCCGTCACCTGTACGGCCTGTGCGACGGCATTCACCATGTTCAGCGTTTCGTTCAAATGTTCATCAAGCTTTTCGGCATTCTGCAATGCCGAGTAGAGCTTGATCTTACCTTCGCGGGTGGAAGTGTCGATGAAATGCTGGACGGTGCCGAGTTCGGTGCTTTCGGTGTTGAATGCGACGAGTGCGGTGTTGGTGTTTTCCATGATATTACCTTCCCTTATAATGTTGTTGTTATTTTGTTTTTAGGCTTATGCCTAAAATCTTTTATATCACATGCCGTCATTATTTTCAATGTCGGCGTGTCGTTTTGTATGTTCTTCGGGGTCCCATTCTTTCGGCTCCTCAAAAGTCGCATACTTGTAAAAAGTTTCCTCATTCATGGAAACTTTTTGCGAAAAAATATTAATGGAACGTGGAATGAAGTTCGGAAACAGTTTCTTCGCGCGAATCGAATAGGAGCGCGCGTCCTTAAGTCGCCCGTCAATGACATGCTCGGCTTCCATAAAGTCACCGTCCACTAATTCCATGCCCTTGAGCACGGCATACACTCTCGTACGAAAAATGTCGGTTTTGGTTCTAGCCAACTTTACCTCCCTTGTAATAAGATTTTTTGCAATTCAATGTCATTATACCGTGTCGTGTCCAGTCTGTCAAAATTTTTAAACACGGCAATAATGAGATTTTGAGCTTGTGGACTATCAAAGATCGTGCAGCAATCATATGACGTGCACCCTTTGACGGCGCAGACGGCACACCATGCGATCAGGTTAGGCGGGTTGACGGTACCGTCCAAGTATTCCACATCATACACACGGGATAGGGCGGCGGAAAAACCGTCCGATATGGTCATGCTTCCGCAAATCTGCGATACGACAATTATTGCCTGTGTAAACCATGGACTAGCCCCGTCGCGCCACAATTCGCATAGCATGGTAACCGCACGACAACATGTCTCAAAATCGCCATACCCCTTATCATAGCGTTTCAGATTCAGGTCACGTTTTCGGCCTTTCGTAGCCTTGGTGATACGGGGTGATTCCATGATCGCGTCATCAAACCGGCGCATGCGATAGATTGGTGTCCTATCGTTGCCACGGTTAAACATAATAGCGCCTTTCGACCCTGAAGTATGCAATGTTGCGTACATGTGTGGGTACTGCCGCCCACTTGCGAATCAGCTCGGCGGCTTTATCGTATGACGTGGCATACCCCACTTCGATAGGGGGTTTATCGCCATGCTTCAAATATGCCAGTGCAACAAATGTCTCATACATGATTAAAATTCCAATTCCTCAGATTCAGCGCCAAATTGCCACATATCATGCCATAGTTGGAAGTCGGGACACCGTTTCGGCATACCCTGTTTGCGTTTCATTCCCGCCCAAAATGCTCTCAGCCGCCAATACGTATCAGCATAAGGACAATCCCTACAGACCCAAGAATGCAACCAACCACGAAAATACATGATCAATCCCTATCCAACAATGGCGTGCGCGCGATATCGATAGCGTCCAGCACGAGAGCCGCGACCTGAGCGCTATCACTTGCACTATATGAGGTCAATGCAGTAGCCGAACACAGCCCGTCCGGCGAGTAAAACGCTATATCATATCTCAATTCGTACGAAGAGGAATGCGGGCAATACCACAATTCAACCTCACCTCCAAGGTGTTGAGAGGAAAACGTAGCAACTTTCATATCACAATAAGCCATTTCAAAAACCTTTCATGACAAAAATCAAAACCATAGCCACACTTACCGCAAGCATGACCAAAAAACAAAACGTGTCACGCCAGTCACGCGGCAGTTCGCAAAACACCGTAGCAGCCATCGTGAGAAACAGTACGGAGAGCACGCAGACGGCAACAATCATGCCAACCATTATACCACCTCAGAACACATGAAAATCTCTGTAAAAATGCCTAAAATCATAATTGCGGCAGTACTCAATACCGTCGTCCAAGTCGATAAAATCCGCGATCTTGTCATACTTGCCACAGAGTCCACAATACAGTTGGAATTGGTAATCAACCCCGCTCGGACCGCTAAAATCACATGGCGCTCCACGCCAGCGAAACTTCTGATATATTCCAAGATACTCGTCAAGGACATTAAAATAATGCCATTTCACAATATGACCTCCAATCATACCAACACCGCCTTAACTAGACCAACCATAATCCGACCCATATTAACAAACGTAGCGTTATCAATATCCACGGTAACATTCCTACCCGCATATGCATGACGGACGTGAGACAGAACACCATCCAGTGACGCTTTCAGCGACGCCGTATGAAACACGCCACTAGGCTTCACACAGTCAGGCAAAATCTCAAACACCTGAAAACCATCATCGGTGACAATAAAATACCACATATCAATACTCCTTTTCAATACGGTTGGCACGAAGAAAATAAACCGAACTAGTAGCCATCTCAAGCTTCATACGAGAGAGAGCAATACCATGCTTGTAAAGCATTTCGCGTCGAATAAGAGTTCTTGCTCCCCTAAAGGATGTAACCTTGCCAAGGTCTAACGTGTAATATACACCCTCAATGTCAGTAAAGAAGACAGTAACAGTTCTGGCCCACCAACTGATAATAATTACAGTATTCATTTATTTACCTCCAATCAGCTCTCAACACGATTAGAGCGGTAATAGTCAATATCATTAGTAGACCGCTCAAACCTCATACGAGAAATCGTGACGCCATACTGTTTGAGCAGTATGCGACGAACACGAGCTTTCGCCTCACTCAAGGTAGTGACTTCACCAAGACAGAACGTATAAACATTCTCAACATCAGTAAAAGCAACTACAACCCAATCACGAGCCCAGTCGATAGCAATTATAGTGTTCATTTTATTTACCTCCCTTGTGATTGATATTTTTATTATAGCATAAACAAAACGACAACACGCCGTAAAAAACAAACGACATACAAAACCCCCCTAGGCAATAAACCTAGGGACTTTACTTATCACCTATCACGCCTCCTCAAACGCCTCAATAAAATCATCATTCGGGAACGAATCACAATCATCATAACCCTCAATAGTCATACCATTAA